GGCCGTTTTAGCGACGGCATTTAATGATACCAACGCACAAAAACAAAACGGAGTGAAGCAGTTCTCAGTCGCGGGCATTTCGTACATGTTTGACGGTGGAAAAGATTCGATTGAGTCGTTAATCCCTACGGTGGCACTAGACTTAATCGGCAAGGAAAACGGCGTCTCACTCGGCGGTCAAGGCGGTAAGCGCGTGAAATGGACGGTGTTGTAGCATGGCACTATTGCCGATGAAACAAACCGTAAGTATCAAGCGTGGCGGAGATTTAGACGAGTGGGGAAACGTGGCACCTGGCGAAGTCTTGACGCTGAAATGTAGAGTTGACGAAGGAACGTCGCTTCAATCATACCGTTCTGTGGGCGTCACAAATAGCGAAATTGTCATCGCTTCAGCACGTATTCTCTTCGACAAACTCGCCGACATTCGGGAAACCGACACCATCGTCTTTACAAACGAACTCGGGCAAACATTTGAGAAAACCCCGAAGGAAATCAACGTAAAGCGCAGTGTTGGCGGTAAGCCGATGTTAACGGAGGTAATCGTATGAGTGACGGACTGGAGTTCGATTTTTCAGGCGTTGTGGCGAACATGGCGCAAGCAACGGCTCGAGTTAAGCTAGCGGCTAGAAATGGTGTGCAGGATTCCGTCGATGACTTGAAGCGAATTGCGGTCGACATTGCTCCGATTGATTCAGCGGACTTAAGACGCTCAGGGCACGCGACCGTGCGCCAAAGTACGCAAGAAATTGTCGGTGAAGTTTCGTTCAGTGCCGTGGACAACAGTAGCGGTCAACGTTTCAATTACGCAATAAAAATGCACGAAGGCGACTATAATCTCGGACCATTGTCGGCTCAGGCGCCAGGTACGGACGGCTACGAGGTCGGCAACAAATACCTCGAACGACCATTAAAAGGCGAAGCGGAAAAGTACATGCGGTGGATAGCCGAAGAAATTGAAGATGCGGTAGGTGATTAGACGTGAAAGCACTCGAATTAATATCGTTCATTAAAACGCGAGTCCCTGGCGTTTATTATCCGAACTCGTTTCCGATTTCAACACAAGCGCCAGACGTGTGTGCCGTCATTAAGTTGACAGGCGGATTTCCTCCGAGTCAATGGACGGGAAAAAAGCAACCGTCGTTTCAGATACTTGTTCGCGGGAAGGCAAACGATGATGCGGAAGTAGAATCGCGGGCGTATGCGTTACATGAGTCGCTGATGAACTTGCGAGAGGTTACGGTCGGAGATGAATCCATCGTTATCATTCGCGCAATGAATAGCGTGCCGATTTACATCGGAAACGATGAAAATGATCGACCAATATACAGTATGAATTTTGATTGCGTAGTTCGGCCTTAACGGTGCGACTGCGCTTTTTTATTTTGAGGAGGGAAAATAAATGGCAGTGTCAGGAATTAACGTACCTATCGGCCCAGCGAAAGTCGAGTACGGCGAAGGCGTCGATTTAGTTACATTCGATATCACTAAGGGCGGAATTAAATTTACGGCCACAACAAACAAGCAAGACATTACCGTCGACCAATACGGAGACACTCCGGTTAAGTCGATTATGAAAGGGCGTACTTGCGAAGTAACCGTCCCGTTCGCATTGCATGACCTTGAGAAATTATCGAAAGTTATTCCGAATTCAACATTCACGAAGAGCGGAACTGCTCCGAACGAAAAGAAGAAACTCGTAGTTAAATCACAGGCGGGCGCCGACTTACTTGCGACTGCAAAACAACTTATTATCAAACCGACAGATTCAGCGGCTACAGCAAACGATTGGATTACTATTCCGTTGGCTGGCGCATTAGCTGATCCTGAGTATACGTATGATGCGGATAATGAGCGAATTGTGAATATCACTTTTGTCGGCTATCCGGATATTACTACTGGCGAACTATTTATCCTTGGTGACAAAACAACTGCGTAATAACCACGGCGGGCACCTTCGGGCGGCTCGCCTTTTATTTTTAACGGAGGTGCTCCACGTGTTTAAACGAAAATCGAACATAACAGCGCTTGGCGAACATGAAATGATGCTCGGAGAGAAGCGCGTTAAAATAGAAAAATTAACGATAGTGAAGTGGCGACAATTATTCGAAACAGTCGATAAATTGCCTGGATTAATCGTCCAAGTACTTTCAGCGCCTGCTGACGACTTTTATTCTATGATGATTGCTGCGCTCGATATTGCGCTTGACGAAGTCGCTCAAATAGTATCTGTGCTAAGCGGAGTAGACGGTAATTATATTGCAGAAAACGTAGGTGTCGACGAGATGTTCGAATACCTCGCAAAAACAGTAAAACGTAACCGATTAGAGGACGTCGTAAAAAACGTAAAAAGCCTTCTGCCGAAACAACCTTAACGGAGGAAGGCGAAAAGATAACGATGGATGACTTCTTAATCGAGGCTTCCGTTGCAATAGGCGTGTCACAAGTCGAACTGGAAACCGGCTACTATATGGTCGATTTGCCGGCGGTACTTGAGTCTAAGCATAAACAAAGCGCCTTAGAACGGTTAACCGACGTTCACCTTATTCTTGCAACGAATAACCGTAGTCTTGAAGAGGCGGAATATAAAGCGTTTATTCGCCGACTTAATAAGGACGTAGGAATTAAGGAAGAGCAAAGTTTTAATCGCGATAAATTCGAGGAATTACGAATGTTTGCGAAAGGATAGAAAGGAGGTAATTGAATGGCAGATGTGGGAGAAATACGCGCACGCCTCGTGCTCTCGAGCGATCAGTTTAACCGAAGTATGCGTGATGCTCGTACTCAGATGAATAATACAGGTCAGTCGGCGAAGAAGGTCAGTAAAGATATTAAACTGATTCATAGCGCGGCGCTTGGGATGGGAACGGCACTCGCTGTCGGCATTGGAGCTGCGGTAAAAACGGCGGCTGATTTCGAGCAAAAGATGGCGGACGTAAAATCGGTATCAGGCGCTACTGCAAGCGAAATGAGTCAGCTGGGCGATCTTGCGAAAGAGATGGGCATCAAAACGGCCTTTAGCGCAACGGAAGCGGCTGGCGGAATTGAGGAACTAATTAAGGCCGGTTTAACTGTTACAGACATATTAAATGGCGGACTAGAAGGCGCGCTTAACCTCGCCGTGGCTGGCAATCTCGAATTAGCAGACGCCGCAGAAATCGCAAGTACTGCGCTTAATGCTTTTAAGGATGACGCACTTACCGTAAGTGATGCTGCGGATATTTTAGCAGGCGCGGCCAACGCCTCAGCAACGGACGTGAGTGAACTGAAGTTCGGTTTATCATCGGTTTCTGCTGTTGCGTCAGGAGCCGGTTTAAGTTTTAAAGATACTACGACGGCACTTGCGGTATTTGCTCAGAATGGGTTAAAGGGCAGCGACGCTGGTACATCTTTAAAAACGATGTTAATGAACTTAGTCCCGTCCGGTAAACGCGCAAGGGAAACTATGCACGAATTAGGAATCGCCATGGCGGACGGCTCCAATAAATTCTACGATGCTCACGGTAAAATAAAATCAATGGCGGAGATTTCAGAAGTGCTTCGTAAAGCTTTAATTAAGCTTAACCCAAAAGAACGCGGAGAAGCATTGAAGGATATGTTCGGTTCTGATGCGGTTCGTGCCGGTACTATTCTATTTAAAGAGGGCGCTAAGGGCGTCGAGGATATGTGGGCGGCCATGTCTAAAGTAAAAGCGGTCGATGTTGCGAAGGTTAAACTAGACACGCTTAAAGGCGCATTTGCGGAGTTTCAGTCAACGATTGAGAGTGTTGGGATTTCGGTCGGAGAAGAATTTCTACCGGCATTTACCGATATTACCAAATTCGCAACGGAACTTATTCGTAAATTTGGAGAGGTCGACAGTTCAACAATCAAGGTCGGATTAGCGATGGCGGGCGCAACAACGGGGATTTTACTTGTCGGAAGTTCAATCGCAAAACTTAGCCTTGCGTTACGAGCGTTTGCATTAACGCCAGCCGGCGCGGCGATTACGGCCTTATCGATTCTAGGCGGAGTAATTGCGGGCGTAGTCGTTCATCAGAACGAAATGGAAAAAGTATCGCTCGATAACGCAAATGCCATGCTTGAACAGGCGGACTCATTAGACGTCAGCATCAATAAGTTCGACGAGTTGAAAACAGCGTCTAAGTTAACAACGGAAGAGTTTGGACGATTCGTCGATATAAACTCGGAATTGACAAAAACGGCTGATCCGAACGTAATCGCCAAGCTTAAAGATGAGCAGGAGAAACTGCGAGTGAAATCCGGACTTTCAAACGAGCAACTTGACGAGATGGTTCGATTAAATGGCGAAATCATAAAGACTGTGCCGGAAGCAACTTCGAGGATTACGGACCAAGGCAACGCGATTCTTGATAATACTGCTAAAGCTAAGGCCTATAATAAAGAAAAATACGAGATGCTTAGGCTTGAACTTGAGACACAGAAAGCGAAAGCTGAAGCGAATATGGAGAAAAATCTGGTAAAAGAGCGCGAATTACTGCGGGATATGAAAGGCCTAACTGCCGATAGGAAAGACATTCAAGCACAAATCCTCCAAACTGAAAAAGATATAACGGACACTACTTCAAAGCTCAATAAAGCTAAGGAGGATGGTAACCGTGGGGCAATAGGTTTGTATGAACAGGAGCTTTCCGTAGCGAGTCGTAACCTCCGAGTACTGAAGGATCAGAGAGCAGAGACGGCACAAATGGTGCAGGATAAGGCAGCGGAAATCCGCAAAGTTCAGGAACAAATTGGCAAGCTAGACGAAGTAAAGCGGAAAATGGTCGACTTAGAATTACGCCAAGGCGGAATCAACGCAAAGCGTGGCGAGGAAATCAGGACGATAGACACTGCGATTTCTAAACTTCAGAAGCAAAAGAGTGAGTTAGAAAAAGCAGTGCCGGTTAACCAACGCAACACGGCGGAATA